TGTTCCTGCACACCCYTAACCCTAYAGCCTAGACCAGTACTCAACATCCTACCTAACATTTGCTCTTAGATGTTTACACCAATCAGTGTGATCAGAACTCAAATTTATACTCTTCCTGCTGCCTTGGATCTTCCTCCGGTTCCTCATCACTGCTAGAGTACATTAGGTCCTCTAGCGTTGCTAGCCCTTCCCCTCCGTCACTCCTGACCTCTGCAGCAGTTTCAGCTTCTGCAAAAGGAGATGGTACTCCCATAAGGAAGCAGGCAAGATTCCCAACATTTTTGAGTTTGGCCATTGCTTCCTGATCAAGACCCAAGGCACCAGTGAATATTTTATCAATGGTAGTCTCTAGCCCTCTTTCAGGCCTGTTTCTAACAGTCATGTGTGTGAACTTCTCAGTGTGGTAGAGTTCCAGTGTGGCTTGTGCTTTGATTTCTGTCATCTCACTCTTCACCTCCATGAGTAAATTATAAGCAGACTTTACTAGCTGAGCTAGGTTTTTCTGCCCTGCCTTGTCTTTCGATTTCAGCAGTGGAACAGTTACAGTTGCATCCATGAAGACACCCAGCTCACCGTCTGGAGTGAATTTCAACACCGTGTTTGCGTTCATGTTGAACTCCTTGACTGCCAACAGCCCCAGCAATGAGCTAGCAGGAAAATAGAAACCTTCCCTAGTCTTCCTTTGGCACTGATGGCAGTATACAGCCGCTGCAAACAAGAGCTCAGCAACTCTATCGTCTAGCATACAAGCTACGACCTCAGCTTGAGCTACCTTGCCTAATCGTTGTAGCTCATACCAAAGATCTGCATCTGCAACGAACTGTGCAAACTGTAAAGGTAAGGACTCCATGCCTAGAGTGTTCACTATGGAGCGTAACCCTCCAGCAGGTTTACTGGACTCTAAGGTCTCCACTGAACATTTCCATTGGAAAGTGGTTTGAAGCCCTTTGGAAACAGCATCGACCTTTATAGCTGAGTTTCCTGTCTCATCCAGGAACTGCTGTATCTCAGCCAGGCAGTGCAGTGGTGTGTCCTCTGTGTTGAGGGTGGTTTCAATGTTCGAGGCAATAGTTAATAGTTCTTCGGTTTTGTCCTTCATAGGCTCTTTCCCTGTCAGGTACTTGGCCCTGAGCTTCCTGAGAATGTTCAGCTCACCAGGCTCTCCTCCAAGTGCCCGTAGCAACAAGGAGGACTTGGTGTGGAATTCTAGGTGGACATGATCTGCAGAGTGTAGCAAGTAATAATGAAGGAGAGACAGTGAAGTGTTAGTTGCCTCCGACTTGAAGAACACCTTGCCTAGAACCACTTTCATGTCAGAGAAGAATGCTTTGGGCAGCTCTCCAACTTTAGAGTCCCCCATGGCAACATCAAGTTTCTTTCTTAGGCTGAGTATAGACTCATGGTAAGTGGCTTCTGAGACATACTCATCATACACAATGGACAGTGAGGACCTTCCCCAAATTAATCTTGGCTCATTGAGCTTTGAATCAGCGCAGGTTCTTCGTACTGTTAAAATGTGAGGTCTCACCCTCACAACCTTACAATTGCCAGTGCCATTGTTCAGCTTTAACATCCTGGGATTCTGATGATCGATGACAACAGCCTTCACAACTCCTTCTGAAAGCCGTCTTGGGAGGCTGTGTTGACTTGGCAGCAGGTCTAAGAAGTGTTCATGCTGCTCTTTGGTAACTACATCAGTCCTCATTCGATCTTGCCAAGCCAGGACATGTCCTTCAACTTCGGTGATTAGTATGTCTGATTCTTTAGATAAGCAAATGTAAAGCGTACCTGCAACAAATGTTCCAACAGCTTCACCAGAGCTGCTGCTCATCACGAATGTACCAGTCCTGTGGCCCTCAGATCCCATTGTGTTAAAATCAACTGTCTTTCCAAAGAAAGGCTTCTTTGCCACTAGAACCATTGGGTCCTTAATATAGTCAACCAGGTTTTCTATCTGTCTCCTCTCCGACTCTCTCTTGATGTTAGGCAGTTCCTCAAACAAGTTGCTAACAACTGACCTGTCTCTGAATTGTTCTAACACAGATAGTTCCTGCTTGGACATCTTGCACTCCAGAGGCTGGTCTGGCATCCTGGGAACCCAGTTCATGAAACCAACTAGTAGATCAGTCTTACTGCTGTCTGACAGGTTGAATGCTCCAATTGCCCCCAGACAGTGCAGAATGCGCCAGTATTTGAGACTTGTTGTGCCTGGCTCAACTCTAGAGTCTGCCAATACTAGGTTGCGGCCTTCCTTGGTGCCATAGCTAATAAGCTCTGATACTGTTGACTCTGTTTGAGTGCTWATCGGCTTTATCATGTGGAAAGAAACAATGCGAGTGTTACTCTTCTGGGCCAGTCTGCTTAACAGGGTCAGCGTGTTTGCATGGGCATTAACATCATCCTGCCTTGCCACCTCACCGAGCTTTTCTGCCTTTCTTGACTCTTCAACTATCCTAGAGCACACTTCAGATATGGAGGTGTAGAACTGTTCCAGYTTTAATGTATCATGTATCAGRCTGCCAAGRTCCATTTTAGATGGCTTCACTTCCAGCACTGCATCCCTGCTAAGATGRAACCCAATCACTAAAGCYGGGTTGTTCCTGATCTTGACCTGCTCACCTGCACTRAATAGGCCAGAYTTGGAGATGACAACCTTGTTWGCTTCCTTCTCGTATAGAGGTCTGGAGCTCTCAAGGATTTTCAGCTTCAGCCTGTTATTGTCAGAGAATTGAATTGACAATGCACGCAGCTCTTCTTTAAAAATCCTTAACTCTTCAACCCTCAACGAGAGGAACCTGGTCTTGTCTCCACAGACTATCAGATCCACGCACCTGAGACTGCTGTTGAACAGGCTGTGTGGCTCTACTGCAAGGTCATAGCATCTTCTCAGAAGCGAGGAAAAGATGGCATCGAGCCAGACCATATACTTAGTGACCACTTTCCCATCCAATGGATGTCCGGTGCTGTCTCTGTAGTTCCTGCTGTGTTTGCTGTTCCACCTGTCCCGATGATCCAAAAAAATCTTATCTATGAAGAAGTAGGACTTCAGGAAAATGGTATACAATGGCAGTGACAGCTCTTTTATGCCACCTGCTAATCCATGTATTATGTTGCGAGAGCTGAGGGTCTGCTTTAACCTGTCGGCCTCTGCTTCAAAGTCTTCTGTCAGGCAGTTCATAGTTATGACGCGTCTTGCAACCTGCTCCGCTAGAGGCCTTAGCTGGCCAGACCTGGTCTGCAATTCCTCGTAGCTTTCCCTGGCTAGCCCTAGCCTGCTTAGCTCTCTTCTTAACTTTTCTGGAACAAGCTGTATCATGGGGTCTTCTACTATTCTGTTTTCGTCTCTGTTAAGGTTGGCCTTGAGTGTTTTCTCTGTTCCCTCACTGGCAAAGCATCTGTAGTAACCGATCACAAGGCAGGAAACAACCGACCTGACATAGCGTAAGAGCCGTAATGGGTTCTGTTCAACTAGGTCCCTRAGTTCTGCGTAAGTACCTACCAGGGCGGAGTTCTTTAGCTTTTCAAGACAAGGCCAGCCTTTAAAGTCAGAATGGTTGTGATACATGAGCTCCACACCTTCAAAGACTATTTGTTCTGACTCTTGTGTGTCTGCCATTGCACTTGCCCTTAAATACTCTGTCTCAGTTGCTGTAAGTCGCCTAAGATCGCTAAACCTAAAGCTAGACGTTGATCCTGAGGATACAGAAGCAGTGCCATCAGTGTCTGAATTCGCCTCGGCTGAGTATGATCCGGAGTCAGGGTCTTTAGGCTTGGAATYAGGCTGYTCAAATACTTCGTAAGTTACTTCTGGTTCTTGATGAAGTCGTGAAGCCAGGTCTATTGCACTTTCGAGGTCCAGGGCAATGGACTCCGCATCCTCTACTGCAATGGTGGATGAAGTYAAGTTAGAGAACATGGGTAGGTAAAGCCGTCCAAATGCTGAAGGCAATCCATGCACAATCGGTCCGTACTTCCTTTGGAAGAGCTCGGTGTGATTTGCAAACATCTGCTGTCTGAAGACAGTGAAACAGATGTTTGTCAGTAAAGGCACGCTATTGTACATGGCTTGCTGTGAAGATACCTGACATGCCTGTACCATGCTCTGAGGTGATGTTACAGAGCTGTTGATGAGACCAGTCAAGATGAATTTGATGACAGCTGGAGTCACTCTATGGAAGAGCATGAACTCACTGTAAAATTCACACATGGCGTCACCGATTAAGGTCTTGGCTGAGTCTTTCATCTGGCATCCTCGTGCTAAGCCAACCATGGAATTTTGAAGGCGGCATGCATGGTGCCAAAACCTCTCGTCATAGCGTTCAAACAAGGAGTTTGGCAGGTTACCAGCAACTGTGATCACTTTGGCGTAGTCATCAGAGCTACCAGCATGTCTTACAGTGGTACTCAGCTCTGGCATGTGGGTTTGGAAGTAGGATACAATCAGCTCCTCTGTTAGTACTGCCATACAAGAGGTCATCACTGATGAAGTTGCATGGTGTATCCCCTGTCCCATGTGGTTGTAGCATTCTAGAGCCATTTTCCCTTTGGACAAATAGACTTGTACCAAGAATTGCATCATGTGGTTGCCCTCCCAGATGTCTATACTATCGAGCATCAACTGTCTGATTTGGTCTTCGGTTAGTTGCTCAAGGGGCAATGTCGGCTGTGCTCGATAGCGGAAAGAGTTCAGTAATCTTTTGATTGCACCTGAAGGTATCTCCACTTGCCTGTACAGATTTTTTAGCATGACTAGCTTAAAGAAGGAACTCCAGTCAGGCGTGTCTTGAAGGAGCTGCTGCATCATCCCAGAGAAGAAAGAGGTGCAGTGTATAGGACCCCACTTTGTTCTGTCGCCCGATATGCAAAAGGTCCTTGAAAAATATCTGACGCCTCCTCCAAGGGAACTCAAATGCTTGCCATGACTGTGAGAAGACATTTGTAGCTGGTCATAAGCAGTCTGCAGTATGCTTTCTTTCAGATGTTGATTGGTAAGACCGTCATCCATTGTAGTTGAGAGCAGAGCCCTTGAAAAGGTCTCCGTTGCTGCATGCACAATCTTGGTCATGATCTCTTGAACCAAAAGATCTCTATGCCCTCCCAGCTGTGCCTTCGGCGCAAGCACTGCAAAAAACCTATGCCCAGAGTTGAGGATGTAACTGAAAGCATGTTGCTGGAGGATGGCCATGCCAGTGCTTTTGACTAATTTTATCATTTCATAGATGACCTTACTCCTAACACTCCTTGGCAGCTTTTCACCTTCTGTTCTACCTGTCAACCTCTTTGTGACCTCAAAATTACTGTTTGCGATAAGGTTCATGGTCCACTTRAAGTCYAGGTCTGTTTTCTCCAGCCCATACTTTGCTAGTAGAGACCTAGTTGTACTCAAGGCACTGTCTTCAACATGGCTGGTTACGACAACGTCCCTRAGGTTCAARACAGACTTGATGGGTTCATCATTGGCTATGAATATTGCGCAACAGTAGCGGTAGAGCATCTCAACTGTGGTCCGAGCTGCTTCTGGATTCTTTAGCTGATCCAGCTCTGCCTTAAGGTAATCAACAATCAATTCACAAGGTCCAAGAGTTTTAAGCAGCTCTAGATGTTCCCGTTGCTGATCATCATCTGCAAGAGGTGAGGACTCCTGTGAGAGTAGCAGTTCAAAAGACTTRTAGTGTATKGACCATGGACAGCAYAGTGACAGAGCAAAGATTARATTGATGGTGAGCATTATGTCATGGTCGAATGACTCCAAGAATGCCTTTTCCAATGTCTTTACCTCAATCTCCTCTCTTATAAAGCTCAGTTCTGGGTAGTCCTTTTTTATCTGCATAAGCTTCTGATACTCAACACAGAGGATGTTAAACTGCTCTAAGCACCTCATGACACTCTCTGTGCCATCAACGATGATTTCAGCCATGAAAGGGACTGCACCAATGAAGGTCTTCCAAGCAGAGTACAACTCTTCCTTTGGTGGCAAAGGCAAGAGGGGGTCAACTGTTCCTTTTATGAGGTCTGCAAACACCCTTGTCAAGTTCCCCAGGGCCTCAAGCTCGACTGTACTCATCAGCTTAGACAGCTTGGGATGGTCAGTGACTCGTGACTCTTTGTGGTACCTTAGGCCTGGCATGTATGGCCTTACATGCTTTTTGATGCCTGATGCAAGGGACTTCAGCCAGCAGTAAATCATGTTTGCATCATTGGTGATTAAAACGTCTTTAAGTGACCTTGTTATAATTTCTCTCCATGGGAAGAATGACAGTTTGCTAGGTTCACTAATGCCTCTCTTGATCTCTTCTACTTGCTTAGCGGTGAACGTGTCTACCGTCTCTAGCATATTAACAAGTTCGCTAAGTTTTTCAGGCTTCGGATTGGCACCGCCATCTAGTTTCCTGATTCTGTTTCTGACCAGTTTCACAGTCTTCTTGACCTCACCTGTGCTGAGGGTCTGTATTGCATCCTTCAGCACTATGCGGGTTTTTGGTTCAGAAACTGAACTGGTTGTCTCTGTGTAAGCTGAGACACCTTGCCAGTTAGTGCTGTCCCGCTGTGCCTTGCCAATTGCCTCTGGTGGGAATTTCTGCCTTGCTGCCTCTGTCATGGCTTGAACCAATTCGAAGCTCCCGTAAGTGTGACTGGGGTTGTCCTTGATTATCTGCTTCAGATCTTTCATGATAGATTCTGGGTTTGCCTCATACTTGAAGCCCAAGCCAGAGTCTTGTGCAGAAAACTGGTAATCAGACATTTCATCAGGAACCAGCTCAAGTCCAACATGAGTGACTATGGGTTTCATGGTTGACCTCAGTCTGCCGTATGCACTCTTGATCCTCTTGCTTGATGTGAAGGACCTTGTCTTGCTTATGCTGTGTGCTGAAGTGACAGAGGAAGCAGAACCACTTCCTGAACTTGTCCTCTTTGCTGGCTCCTCTTCAGACTTGATGTTCTTCAGGTTAGGCAGGCCAAGGAGGAGTCTCAGAGTCCTAAGAGCTTTGAACCGTTCAGAACCTTCATTGTCCTTGTACTGGTTTAGGGCACTGAGTAGCTGCATCTCCCAGGAGACATGCCTTTCCAAGGTTTCTTGCAACACTTTGATGCAGCCTTCATCAAAGTTGTCCATTTCTTTGTTGTAGATGTGTACAAGGTAGATGTCAAAAATGAGCTGCCTGTCCCCACTGACAATTGAGCCAGGTAGAGTGAGAGATGGTATGGAAACATTGGGGCATAAGTCATGTCTTCTCCAGGCCTCGATGTTGGAGGCAGGGTCCAGGCCACTGCAGAAGACAACCAATTGCAGGTAGAGCCTTGACGTGTAAGCTTCTAAGTGTCTGCAAGAGCTGCTTAGTTTCTTCCCTAGTTCTCTTGGTGAGGCAATCCTGGAGAGGCCATACAACATTCCAAATCTCATGTTTTGGATTTGTTTGTTGAAAGGCTGTGAGTTAAGTAACATGGTTGGACCCAACAGTGTGCTGAACATTAAGCTAATGCCTGAAATTGTTGTTACAAATGTGTCTCTGCTGGACCTGTTTAGGTAGTTCCCAGATCTTTTGCAGTGCTTCAAGTAGTCGTTAGACGCCTCCTCAAACTGTCCTAGGTTGATTTTCTTTAAGCAAGATGTGAGTTCTTCAAGATTGACAGCATTTCTTTCCAAAATTTCTGCAGCAACAGACTGGTCAGCATCATAAATCATGTCCACACAGCGTGAGTGCTGTAGGCATTGTATGCTGCAGATCAGAACTATATAAGGTATTGCTGCACCCAACACTGCAACTCTCCTTGAGAGTAGGAAGTACTTGGGGCTTAGCTGGCAGAACTGGTTGTCATAGAGGAAGCACTTCATGTTCTCTTTCTTGTTAGACGGCAGACAGATTGCAAGGTTGAGCTGACAATGCCTCACTCTTTTGACCTTCACCCCTGACCGATTAAACTCAGTGCAGCACTGCAGAAAGGTCTCACAGATCTTGGAGTATAGCACCATCTCTTGGAACCAGTCAAACTTCAAAAACAGTTTTATTAGTTTAGCAATCAARGGGACACARTCAAAATAAGGTGTGTTCTGGTATCTCCTGACACACTCCAAGTAAAATTCCTTGTGTAGAAGGCAATCTAGCTTAAAAGGACCTCTATTCTTGTGTAGGTTGAGCAGAGAGGTGCTTTTGTCGAGAAGATATGTGGAAAGTTCGTCATTGCTGTATGCAACAACCTTATCCTGGTTTTGTTTAAATGCTTTCCGCTGTGCACGCGTGTCTTCCAATCTTGCCAATAGCTCAGCCTCAGTGAGGTCAGCCTCCAAATCGGATAACACCTTGCGCACCCATGTAGCCTTCATTTCACAGAGGCTTCCTGCCTGTCTATCTGTGCTACCTAGTAAGTTCTTGATGGTGGTTTTCACTGTTTCCGAGTAAGTGCGTAACCTGTCCTCAGACAAAGCTTTCTTCAGTCTGTCGAGCCTAGAGTCTTCCCTGTCCGAGGCAGGCTTTTCTTTCTTGGTGGCAGAACTCCCTTTCGAGCCAACTTTCTCATTAAAAAGTTCGGAGTTTACCACAATTTGTCCAGTAGGCAACTTTAGGCATTGTATCTTGGAGTCCTTCATTGTCTGTCTTAAGAGTGACTCCACCGCACGCTTAACACTTCTCTCCTTTTCGGTTTTACCTGGTAAAGTGAGACGGCATAGTCTGTCTAGAGTTGTTGCCTTGTCTTCAAGTTCTGAGATTTCAGAACTAAGGTGCTTCACTTCAGACACGTCCACAATTCTACGCCTCAGCAGGTCTGTTTTCTTTTTCTTTACTTCTGTTGAGTGACAGCAAGGGCCGTGGTTCTCTAGTTGGAGCTGCATTGCCAGATACTGTAGTGACTCAGCGTTAGAGGTAGTTCCGCGCAGCGTCTGCTTAACTTTGTCCACACATTGTGCACATCGGGCACCCTCAAGGTCATCCATGAGCCAGCCTAGCATGAGCTTCTCTGCTGACTGCATTGGAGCAAGAACCTCTACTGCATACTTTGTTTGCTCTACCCAGTCAGCAATGACGTCTTTCTGAGCCATCACCTCGTCAGTCACCTTGCGAGAGCTCTCCTTTGACACCACTGCTCCTTCACACAGTGATACACTCATCAGCTTCTCTACTTTTGGTGGCAGTGTGGCTCCAGTCGGCCTCATAACGATGTATGCCTTGTTCTCTTTCCAGGTAGTCATGATGTCCTGCAATGTAACTGGAGTCCTTATGGCACTTCCTGACTTGAGAACTGCTCKGATCTTCTGRGTGCTGATGGCCCCTACCATCATGTCGGTCACTTCCTGGGGAGAGTTCTGTGACAGCTTWGCAAATAGGTTGCTCACAGAATTCTTCACAACTTTCACCAGTCTTTCGGGGATGTACCAGTCAGAAGACTTTATACTTGAACTGTCAGAGCAGGCTACGACCTTAGATTTTATGCAGAGGTCCTTCAGGAGGCTAACTGCTGTACGCCACTTCTCTATGTCCATCTGAACTTTAACTTCAGTGTCAGTTTGATAACCCACTTCCAGAACTAAGAACTCTGTTTCATCCTTAAGTCTTTCAGCTGCTGCCTCCAGGTCAGCTTCTCCTCTGTACCTAYTRACAGCTGTCTTGCAAAGTTCCTTAAGRGACTTAGGCTGATCRGTTGTCATTATCTGCCCTGTCAGAGTAGAGTAYTTTTCCAACCGCCTTTTGGCTATAGTTTCAATCCTTGGAACTATGTCCTTAAARGACGACACTTCCACAATGGGAACCTCCGGCAATGGGAATGCACGACCTTCTCTTTTCTTGTAGAYGGAAGAGTCAACAGCAGCYGGGTCGTGCAGCATTTGYACAACCTCAGTTGGTTTGTGGTATGTGCCAGCAACAGGCATTAGTCTCTTYTTKGCTAGMAGRAAATCTGGCCTAAACTCTCTGACTTCAGGATGCAGCTGGGTTCTCTGGAGGAATTTTTCAAATTTGTCTGGGAAGTATGTTTGTATGGCCATGGACAGCGTAGGCTTCTGATCCTCAGGAACATACTTGATGTCATARGCCTTAGAGAACAGGCCTTCATACGCAACTCCTTTTAGCCTAAGAGCAGCTGACCAAGCAGTTGAATGGGTGTCTGAGTTCCTTACACGTGTAAACAGCATTCTGCACTCTTGTGCGCAGTCTTCGGGTAGGACATCAAACAGCTCTTCCATGTTGGTCTCCACCAAGGAGCAAAGCATTGGAATTGGAATCCTCTTGTCTCTCGACTGTATTGCCATTAGCCTCCTTTCCACAACCTCAAGTGTGGCAACATCTTCAAATGTGAAGCCCAACTTTTCTCTGATCACCAGTAAGTTAGATATATATGCCATGAGTGAAGTTATTGATGAACCTGAGTAGGCCTTGCCATGCTTTGATATCATTTTCATGATRTGCCGGCTSGTGAAGAATGACCTCAGCACTGACTCCTTGGCCTTGTAATATAAGTTGGAACTGCCATGGATGAACTTGTCTGGCTCCATACCCTGGGTGGCTAAGTAGTCTCTGTACTGCATTTTACTTGCCCCATTTTTCTTGAGCTCGAACAGGTGCTCTAAACGGGTGCAGGTTGTTAAGACATCTTGCACCTCTGATGAGCTGATGGCTGGTGTTGCCATGCTCTCTTCCTCTATCTCTCTGAGCAAAGAAAGGAACTCTTGGACGGACCTGTCGGCAACATCAACACAGTTCARCAGCAGRTAGGAAGAGGAKGARAGTCTGGAKATGGTCAGAGAAACCTCTTCGCACATCCCTCCTAAACARTAGAAGATGATGTTCTGTGCTGTTATTAGAGGCTGTTGGTAAACTGAAAACGGGCGTAGTGAGTTGATGTACTTTARTGCAGGCTTTGCYGACACCCCACTGCTTTGTRTGCCCTCAATGATGAAGTCTCTCTTGGCCTTCATTGTGGACTTGTACAGRAARGAAGAAAGTAGYACTATGGCTGCCACAGAAGCTATCTTGTCAACAACCTCTCCAGGCAAGATGGCTGCATTTGAAGCTAGCAGGCTAGATCCAACGAGGGTTGTTAGCACAAACTGACTRTCTGCGTATGCCAACARCTCATCAGAAATYAAGACACTTGGCTTCAACCTTGACTTCCCCTTAGCCTTGACCTTCATCCAAGTCCAGCCAAGATCCGACAGAGTCAGAAGGCCTTTGGTGCCGCAATGTTCAGGCACCAACATAAACGTGCCTGTCTCCAGCCTCTGAACCTTCACATTGCAAGGGAAAATCTTTGACAACAGTCTGCCAATTCTCAAAGGAAGTGTCTTCTCTTGGTCGAGAAGCTTCTGAAGTTTCTTTGGTAGCCCTTCCTCACTTCCTGAGATCAGTGCAACAGGTTTACTGAACAGCTCCAGTCTTGCTTTTTCGTGCTCAGGCAGGAAGACATCTTCCAAGTTTTCAACAGCCTCGGTCTCAGTATTGCTGACAATGTCTAGACCGTCATCCTCAATCACCAGCTCCTTGGGCTCCACAGTTCTAGCCTCCCGTAACCTCAAGTATTGGAAGTGTCTGCCAGCAGCAATCAAGTTCATCTCCGGCATGCCATCATACTTTCTTGTCCATATTCTCACGTCAGTAGAGTAAATGCCATCAGTGCTTGACCAGATGATGATAGGCATTCCATAGGCCTTGTTGAGTATTTCTGCCTCCACAGATCCTCCCCAGTAGCCCGGAGAGTACAGGTCAGCTATGTATGCCTCTGGGGTTCCATAGAACAGACGTGCCTCATAGATGTCYTCCCAGTTTCGAAGTGCGAAGCTTGTGATAATTCCCTTGATGCGGTCCACTTTTAAGCTCCCTCCTGATAAGTGAAGAGAGACACAGTAAAAGAAGCAGTCTCCATCTGCAGGCACATCCTGCATCTCGAACAGGCTCTCMAGGTTTGTGATCATAGACATGCCAAGGCATTGTTCTATCTCCTTGCATCTAGGAGCCAGTCCTTGAGCAATCTCTGTGTTGTCTGGTACTCCTAGAGGAGAGGCCATTTTGTCAGTGGCCTTAGTGTATATATCCTGCAGTTCCTAGTTGGGAATGTTGCTTGGCAGATGTTAAGTGGTGTTAGG